GCCAAAAGGGAGGGGGTGGGCCCGCCCGAAAAATTTTTAGCTATAAGCCCTGCGCCAACCCCAGCCACCGACCTAGTATATAAGATTTTCTGGGAGAAGTAAAGTAACATAATGTTACAGAATATTACTAGTAACATTTCGTAATATTTTGTTACTTGCATTATTCCTGGACCTGGGATATAGTGGGATTATGTCTTCACGTTATCAACCCTCCGGACTCTTCAGAACCTTCGAGACAGAGAAGGAATTCCAAGAGTACGTACAGGGCCACAGCCTGCCAGAAGAGCGAAGGCTCCTTTGGCTCGGTTTTGCTTTCGGCTGCAATTACGCCGTGAACAAGATCAATAAAGATTTAGCTTCTAAGAAGAAGTAGATCTTCAGCTCAGGGCGCCGCAAGGCGCCCGGGCCAATAAAAAAATAAAACATATCAATAAGTCTCCAAGCTCTCAAGCCTCAAGCGCGCGCGCACGCAGATTCAATTAGGTTTCAAGCGGGTGGGCCCGCCCAGTATATTTTTTAGGGGTGGGCCCTCCCTATAATATCCTGTAATATCCTGTAATAATTTGTTACTTGACTTTATCCGGGTGGGCCCGCCCAGTATATATTAACCGCCATCCCCAACCACCGGCCTAGTATATAAGATTTTCTGGGAGAAGTAAAGTAACATAATGTTACAGAATATTACTAAAATAATTCCTTGACCGGGGTTCTGGGATTTGATAGGATTTGAATTATGAAAGAAAAAATAAAAAAGAAAAAACTTAAATTGTATGATGGTTATATTACCATTAATCAAGACCCGACCAGGGCCTTTGATTCTGATATATTACATTTAAGAAAAAATCGAACGAAGAAGACACAATTAAAAATAGAAAGGAAAAAATGTACTTTATACTAGAAAACACACACGACCATTTTTACACAGAAACCATGGCCAACGAAGAATTTCCGACCTTACAAGCGGCGGAAAGAAAACTGCAAGCTTTAAAAGAATTAAAGCCAAAGGGTAAATATTTTATAGTAACCCGGGTTCAAGTTTAAACCCTGATCTCTGGTCGGTATGTTAATAACCTAAGTAATAAGTTGATCAACGTCCAGAGATCAGGGTTTAAACTTGACAATGGTTATGGGATTTGATAGGATTTAAATTATGAAAGATACATTTATGAAAGACGCATTGGATGACGCTTATTTACGTGGTCAATTAATTGCGCTGCTTAGGGAGAGTAACAACCTCCAAAGCACAATCAATAAAATAGAAGAGGAACTAAAGGAAAGAGATAAAAATGAAAAAAAATAAGTGGGGCGAAAAATTAGAGCCCAAAACAATTGACTGGAACGGCCAAAAAGTAAGCGTGCCATTTAATTGCGCCATCTATACAGAGAAGGAAGTAAAAATTAAAAATAGATTTGGCGGTGAAGAGTGCACGTTGCCGGGATATGCGGCCAGTGTTTATGATACCATTATTGGAGCGGAACGCTTTGAAGAATACACTACAATGCGCCTGGGCCTGGACTGGTTCAAACGCCATTTTCCAAAACAATATATGGTGCTGCTTGATTAGATCTAAACATAACAATTTATTAAATTACTTTATACACGACCGCCGGGACCTGAGCCCGGCGTACGTGCGCAGCTGCGAAAAATTTTTCAAAGAAATAAAACAAAAGAATAAGGCTTCAAGCCCTCAAGCGGGTGGGCCCTCCCATAATGAAAAAATTTACAATAGAGATTAAAGGCGCTTCAAGCGCCCAGCTGTTGACCATTGCGGCAGAGCTCAAGATTATGAGCAACGCCTGGACCAAGTTTGGCCCCCGGATCAGGATCAATGGGCAAAAGCTCCAGCCCCCAAGCTTGAGAATTCCGGCAACGCGCAAGCGTGGACCCCGGAACGGGCCAAGGGCCCAAGCTGCAAGCTTTATACCCCGGGACACAATCTTGACACAAATCGATAGTATAAAATAAAAACAGAAAGGAATAAAAATGCCAAAATATAGAATAGTAGTAGACTTCGACGGCCTCCGTGAAGATGGTGAATATCTGGACGGGCGCTCTGTTGAAGCAGAAGACGAGCACGAAGCGCTGCTCAAGTTGCATAAAGATTTTAAAATCGAAATGGACTCAATGACTAGTTGGGGGATCTGGCCTATTAAACCAGGCACCAAAGATGAGGTCGATTGGGATGCTTAAGAAGGAAGCCATAGAGATCACTGGAGGACTGAGCGCGCCAGGCAAAATGCCTGAGGGCTCTTATAACCTGCCGGCCAGCGCATGCCAGACGGGCGCGAAGCTGCGCGAGATCCCGGGCACCCCGTGCTATGGCTGCTATGCTTTTAAAGGTCGATACAATTTCCCCAATGTGAAGGACGCCTTGACCCGGCGCCTGGAATCGTTAACACATCCGCAATGGATCCCGGCCATGGCTGTATTAATTAAAGGAAAAAATTTTTTTAGATGGCACGACAGCGGCGACCTTCAGGGCGCCTGGCACCTTAAGAACATCATGGAAGTGTGCAAGCTCACACCAGGGACCATGCACTGGCTGCCAACACAAGAGAGACAATACTTACCACTTCAGGGTTCAAGCATTCCAAAAAATTTAATAATAAGATTAAGCAACGCGAAAAATGATACGAAGCCCGGCAACGCCTGGACGCACTGGTCCACCGTGGTAACTCATGGAGCCAGGCCCGGGCACATGTGCCCGGCGTCTTTTCAAGGCAATAAGTGCGGCAGCTGCCGCGCATGCTGGTCAAAAGATGTTAAAGAGGTTCAATATCCTATCCACTAGAATGATTCTAAAAAAGCTAATCAAAAAAATAAACAAAGAAAATGCCCCGCCGGATGGGTGGGGGGAAGGCGACAAGCTTACAAGCTCTCAAGCACCCGGGCGCAGGGCGCCAGGCCACAAGCTAAGGGTGGGCCCGCCCGTTTCATCCCCAAGTCAACAAGCTCCAGGATCCGGGAACCCGGATAGAGTCTGAAGAGCCCAAGCTCCTGGGTACAGGCTACAAGCACATAAGTATTTTTTTTGTGCTTAATGTGAAAGGATATTTGGTGAGGAGAGAACCTCACAAAATAGGCATTTTTCTTGCCAGTCGATTTTAATTCTAAAGTAAAAAAGGTCCCGCTAGAAGCGTAGCCCAATAAATCAGGAGTGCCAAATAAAGCCCAGTTTTCCAGTCTGGTCCATGATATTGAGGTAGTTTCATTTTTTAATTTCTTCCAAAGTTGTCGTTCAGTAATGACGGGTTTAACCATGCCGAGAGGACTTTATAATTTCTTAACTATTTTACCCATTACATGTCTTGGCTCAGTACATTTAAAAACCAATCGATGTGTCTCGTTACTACCTAAAATTCTGTTTTCAAGCAAGCTAATTTCTGTAATATCCAAAAATTTTTGTGGATACCCCTTCGGTAGCTCAACCTGAACTCTAGCGTACTGCACAGAGGGAGAAACTAAAAACTTATCTATGATCTGTCTAAAATCCTTTCCGTTAATCATCGTATTGCACTTATAAAGGATTTTGTATAGAATGGCAATATGCCAGGACCACAAAAAGAACTAACCCCGAGGCAAATGAAATTTGCCCAACTCATCGTCTACGGAGTCGAAGGAAGCCCTATCTCTAAAGGTGAGGCAGCCAAAATAGCAGGCTACAGCGACTGGACAAAGGAAGGGTCACGACTGACTAATCCAAATAGATTTCCACTAGTCTGTGCCTACATCAGTAATCTCAGAGAGGAAGTAAGAGAGAAATACGGCATCAGCTTTGAAGGCCATCTAGAAGAGCTCGGAAAGATTAGGGACCGAGGTAAAAAAGACAACAGGAATCTAGCGGCTGCCGCTACAACTGAAATAGCTCGAGGCAAAGTAGCTGGATATTATATTGATCAAAAGATTGTTAGACACGGGAAGATTGACGACCTCAATCTCGATCAACTCTATGAAAGGATGCGAACAATCAAAGAGAAGAACGAGAAAGTAGTAGAAGCTAAAAAGCTTTTAAGCTCTAATGAGGAATCAGAGTCA